CCTCGATGCGGTCCTTCTGCACGTCCGCGCCCGCCGTAAGGAACAATCCGCCGCGCGGTACCGTTCCGACCTTGTACGATTCCCGCCGGTCATATAGCTTCTGCCACTCTGGCGCTTCACCTAACAGCGTCCACGTTTCGCCAAGCACCGTGTTGACGAAGACCTGAAGCAGCGCCGGATTCTTCTGCGCCTGCTCGAACTGCTTGGCCGCGTCCGACCATGCGAACCAGCCAACCGGCGAGTACAGACTGGAGAGATGGAAGCCGGCGGTCTTGCCGTCGCCAACAGCGCTCCGACGCCACTCTCCGCACGCCAGCATCGACTGCTTCTGGTGGTTGTGGATCTCCTGCCCGCAATGCTCGCAAACGTAGACGACCTTCTCTGTCTCGCCCTTCGGCCAGCGCAACTGCGCGAACTTCAGCGTCTGGAACTCGCGGCAGACTGGGCACGGCACCCAGAACAACCGTTTGTCGCTCTCCTCATACGCTGCCTCGATCCGGGACATACCCGTGATCTTCGGCGTCGAGCACATGAAGATCTTGCGGCGAGCGAACGTCCTGGTGCGCGCGGTCGCCAGGTTGACCGGATCGCCCTCGCCTTCCACATCGCCCGGATATCCGTCCACTTCATCCAGAAACAAATACCGCGCCGCCATCGAGCGCAGGCCGACCGCGGAGTTCGCGCCTGTCATCACCAGCACACCGCCAGGGAACTCCTTCGAAAGAACCGTGTTCCCGGAGTCGCGTGACCGCGGATCGCTGACGAGCGTTCGTAGCACCTCCGACTCCTCGATCAGCGGATCGATGCGCTGCTTCGAGTTGCGCTTGGCCATCTCCACGGTAGGCTGGATGGCCATCATGGGGCCGGGCGCCTGGTGGATCACGTAGCCGATCCAGTTGTTGCCGCACTCTGTGCCGCCGATCTGCGCGCCTTTCATGAAGACCGTTCGCTCCACTGGCGAGGACGGCGAAAGGCAGTCCATGATCTCGCGCAGATACGGTGTGCGATCAGTGCGCCATGGGCCTGACTCAGCCGAGGCCCGCTGCGATAGCGAGCGGTACTTGTCAGCCCACTGCGAGATCGTCAGCATCGGGTCCGGCCGCGCGCCGGCTGCAGCCGCTGCTGAGTAGATCTCCTCAGCCGTTGGAGTCTGCAAATTCATTCAGTGCCCTGCGGATCTCGTCGGCCAATACCTCGTAACACTTCGCGGCTTCGGTTTCGGCCGCCACCATCGCCGCCACGCGATCCGGGATGTTCAGAATGTGATCGCGGAACTGTCGGAACTTGTTAAACGCGGCCACTTGAACTTCGTCCTTCGAGACCAGCGTGGCCACGCGCTCTTCGTATTCGATCTTGGCGAGCCGCGCCTGGTAGTGTTCCCGCACGGCGCGCGCCTTCGCGTACTGCGAAGCACCGAAGATCGAGACATCGTCCTCGTCTTGGCCACGCTTGGAGACGGGCGGCGCGTGCAGGGTGGTGTTCTGTTTCCACTCGACATCGGCCTGTTCGGAATCGATCCGTCCGTCTGGCTGCGTTGAGATGCGTCCCGTCTCGATGGCCTTCTGTACGGCTGATAGGGCGACTCCCCGATGGCGCGCGTAGGCCCGCTGGCTCAGGATCGCCATGTGTTCGCCTCTCGGCTAATCTTCGCGAACCCAGTCACTTTTGCCTTGCCTTTCGGGCCAACCGGAGTGATGAATCGTCATGCGCGAAGCAAGCGCAGAAAAGGATGACCAGAAACACCATGACGAACGCAGAAACCAACGACAAAGCTGCCTCCGTTGCAGAACAGGGCGCCCACGCCGCGCCGGAGAAGGCCTCTTCGAAGAAGGGTGCCAGCCAGAAGAAGGGCGCGCCCAAAGCCAAGAAAGGCGTCAAGGCCGCCGCACCCAAGAGGGAAGCCAAGGCCAGCAAGAAGGCCGCCAAGCCCGAACGAGCTGCCAAGGCCGCCGCCCCCCGCGCCGAGAGCAAGGGCGCGAAAATCCTGGACATGATCCGACGCGCCAAAGGTGCCACCCTCGCCGAGATCATGAAAGCGACGGACTGGCAGGCCCATAGCGTCAGGGGCTTCATCTCCACAGCCGCCAAGAAGCACAAGGTCAACATCGAGTCCTCAAAGAACGAAGCCGGTGACCGCGTCTATAAGATCGCCAAGTGACAACGCCTTTCGCTCCAGAGTCGCCGCCCGGCAACGGGCGGCTTTTTCTGTTCGCCTTTGGATTTATTACCTTGCCTTTTGCCCGGACCCGAGTGATGAATCGTCATGTATGGAAAACAACTACAAGAAGCAGTACCGATACCTCCTGCCTCACCAGACGGTGGCTTTCCAAGAGTGCCTTTGGGAAGTGCTCTGGTGCGATGGCGAGCAGGTTTGCATCCGATCTTGCGGTGGCAGCGAGACGCGCGTTGAGAAGGTCGATGCAGTCGAGGTCGTTCGAGATCGTCGGTAGTTCGCGCCTCCAAACCACTTGTTGAAGAATCGTGATACAAGGAGATGAGCATGCCCAACGATAAGGCCGTTGTTTACGAAGCCTTGGCTAAGAAGATCGCGCGCCTGTACTTGAGCAGCGAGCTGTCGGAGGACGAACCCGTCGAGCCAGTTGAGGTTCTGGACGCACTCATTACTGAGGCTCGTGACCTTACCGGCGAGCGCCCGGAAGACATTTAGTCCCCTCCAACATCAGCCGCCGTTGGGGTTCAATGATCCGGCGGCGGTTCTGCTTTGTGAACTCCCGCCGCCAGCGCAGTGATTCTTTCCGCGACCAGCTCCTCACGCAAGTGGCACTCTCCCGCGCGGACGTACGTGCCGTTGATTTTCGCGATGAGGCGGTTCTCCAACTCCGCAATCTCCTTCCGGACTTCCGCCAACAGAGCCCGGTTCTTGAGGCTCACGTACGCAGCGATTAACCCAGCAACCAGCCCTACGGCGGGCACGAGGATCTGTAGGACGGGATCATTCATCGCCGTTCGCGTTCAAGGATCTTCAACTCAGCCGACCAGTCCGCCAGCGCCATGCAGAGTCCCGCGATGTCTGGATGCCCGGCGCGGATCTCGGATTCGATGGCCACAATCTCCTGGCGGCAACGTGCGATTCACGCATCACCCTTCTGGCGTTCCTCCGCCATCGCTTCGAACGTCCGCCCGTCGCCCTCCAACGTGGCCGGCTTGCCGGTGAGCGTTTGCCAGCGTTGCACGATCACATCCACGTACTTCGGATCGAGCTCCAGTCCGTAGCAGACCCGCTCGGTCAGTTCCGCCGCGGCGAGTGTGGTGCCGCTCCCCATGAACGGCTCGTAGACCAGCTCCCCTCGTTTGGTATGGTTCAGGATCGGCCGCCGCATTAGCTCGACAGGCTTCTGCGTGGGGTGGTCGTATTTCTCCTCGCCCGAGCCGCCCATGATGAACTTCGGCGATGGCGAGTCCCAGATCGTCGAATTCTCTCCGGCCTTCCCGAACCACGGGGCGTTCTTCTTCCGGACGTACCAGCAGGGCTCATGCTGATACCAGTAATGAGTCCGTGTCAGAACCGTCCTGCCTTTGTTCCAGATTATTTGCTGCGGATAGAGGAACCCTATGCGAAGCAGGCCGTTCAGCACTTCGCGCGTGAAGATAGACGCGTGCCAGACGTAGGCGATTTGCAGGCTGGGCACCAGCTCGAAGGCTTCCGACCAGTCGGCCCGCGTGTCCCCGGAGATGGTTGTTTCGGTATGGCCCTCCGTGCGGTGCTTCATGTAACTCGCTTCGGCAGGTCCAAGGCCGTTCAGCCCGGCGCGGTCACGCCACTCGGAGTCGAGCTCGATTCCGTACGGAGGGTCAGTCACCATCAAGTGCGGCCTGCGTTCGCCGATTAGCTTCGCCACAGCCTCGGGGCTGGTCGCGTCCGCGCAGAGAACACGATGTTGGTTGCGGCGGTCGCCGCAGATCCACAAGTCGCCGGGCCGGGACACAGCGTTTTCCGGCAATGGTGGAGCGGCGTTGGCCCTCTCTTCGTCTTCCGGATCAGCCAGGAGTTCATCCAGTTCCTTGTCGCTGAAACCAATCAGGTCCAAGTCAAAGTCGCTC